CTAGCCGTGGACCGGCGGCCCAAACACCCGCCAGCCGATCAGCAGGAACAGCACGAACAGCAGCAGGCTGTTGCCGAGCGGGCCGTGCGGCGAGACACCGGCCCAGTTGAAATTCCAAGCCAGAGCGAACAGCAGCCAGATCAGCATGATGATCCAGAAGATCAGTCCAATCGACATGGTCGCCTCCCTTGAGCCGTTTATTCAGCAGTCTCCGTCCAGACCACGTTGAGATTGAGCTGTGTCGCTGGCGCTGCGCCGCTGAAGCTAAGGCAGATCGCATGCGTGGCTGATCTGATCTCGGGCTGCGAGGTGTAGGGATTGTTCGCCTGCGCCGCGATCATCGCCAAGCTGCCGTCCGGCGAGCTGAGTGCGGTGCCAATGTCCCAGCGCAGCCGCCGGAACACCGATCCCTTCGGCGGTACGTCGGTGTTGCCCAGCGTGGTCGGGCTGACACTCCAGATTTTTAGCTTCGCCAGCGCCGCAGGGTGCGTCGGACTGCCGGACGTCGGCACCGCCTCGTTGCTGGTGCCGCCGACGTTCAGCGAGATGCGCCGCAGCGTCGTGACGTTGATCGTCGCAGCCGTCAGCGCGGTGCCGGACAGGAACGCGCCGTTCAGCTTCACCACCCGGCCAGCTGCGCCCTCGACGCAAGCCACGTCGGTGGCGTTCGCTGGCACCGACCAATCGATGCCGGATGCGTAGTATGTTGGAACGCCAACGGACGGGAACGGCTGCGCGAGAGCGGACGTCGAGAACAGGAATAGTAGAAACGCGAGAAAACTTTTCATCGTCGCATCCCCAGTTGCGGTGGCACCATCGGCTGCGCCCCGCCGCCGGGTGCTGGCGCGGCAACGCCGGGAGGCCCTTCGCCAGCGCCAGCTCCCGCGCCGGGCATCACTTGAGCAAGGGCCGCCTGAATTTGCTCAGGTGTCGCCGGAACGCCTGTCATCGCCTCGATCTGCTGCGCGATCATCTGGATCATCTGCATGATCTGATCACCGCCCGCGCCCGGTGCCTGCGGCGCAGCCGGTGCCGCGATCCCCGGTCCAGCTGGAGCCGCAATCGGGCCGCGACCCTGCATCGTCGCCATCGGCATCTTGCCGGGCGCTGCGATGTTTTGCATCTGCTGCGCCATCGTCGAGAAATTCTGCATGGGACGCCCCTTGGTTACTGCGACTGTATCACGCTGCCCTGCGGCTTGTATGCCTCGTAGGCCGCGCCGCCCGCCGTCGGGATGCCGAGCAGCCACGCCGCATGCTCACGGCCCATCAGCACCTTGTCGCGCATCGTCGCCGGATCGAGGCCCAGCTTCTTGGCGCGTTCCCAGATCATCTGCGACAGCAGCTCCAGCTTCGGTGCGCCGATAGCCGTATCGACGCCGGTCTGCGGCGCGTAGACGCCCCACTGGAAGCCTTGCGCCGGGACCGCCTCGATGCCCATCGGCTTGGCGACGTTCTCGCGATACCACGGACCCAGCTCGCCGTACTCCGGCCCCTTCAGCGAGACGCCGGGGTTCGCGGTGGTGCGAACGTCGCCGACGCCGACCGAGCGGCCCCAGTGCGCGTCCGGCACCGGCAGCTTGGTCTGGAAGCCGGTCTGCGGGACGCCGGAGGCCTGCATGTACAGCGGCACCTTCGGCTGGCTCATCTCGACCTTGCCGGTTTCCAGATATCGACCGACCGGGCCGCCCTGCGCCGTCGAGTGATACGGATGCGGGATCACGTCGCGCAGTTCCGGCGGGAAATCCGCGCCGCGCTTATCGACGGCGGTGCCGCCGTGCTGCAAGAATTTATCCCACTCGCCGCGATTGATCATCATCCGGGCTGCGGTGCCACGGTTCAGCTCCGACGTCACCGGAGACGCCGGAGAAAACATCGGCACCACCGTGTTGAACTGGTTGTACTGCTTGATCGCCTCCTCGCGACCGACCAGCTGCTCCAGCCGCTGGAACGCCGGGTCCATGACGTACCAGCTCTGCATGCCGTGAACTAAGCCGGGATATTTCTGCGCCTCCGTCAGCGTATCGATCTGCCGCTGCGCGTTGCGCGGGTTCATCAGCGCGTCGGAGACGTAGGAACCCTGCGGCCCCTTCGCTGGCATCTTGTAGCTCGGCTCGATGTTGCCCTTGCGCGTCCCGCGTTCGCCGATCTCGTACAAGTCCTCGCGCGTCACGCCGAACAATTCCTTCATCGCCGGATGCTCGGGCGCGACGTTCTCCGACGCCTCTCGCGCGATTTCATCTGGCCGCTTGTAGACGCCCGGCTTCAGGATGCGCTGCGCGTCATCGATGCCAAATCCCTTCAGCACCTTCTGCATCTGCTTGAACGACGGCACCTTCGCCGCCTCCGCCTCGCTCGCCGTCGCGGTGATCCCTGCCGCGCCCAGCCCGACCCGCACCGCCTTCGGCAGCTGCGCCAGCGCCCGTCCGGCGAGGCCGACGCCCGGCCCCAGCGCCATCATGCCGTATTCCCACGGCTCCTTCGGGATCAGAAAATCCGCCACCGCCTCCAGCTTGTTGTTGCCCGGCCCGACGTTGCGGTACTTGCGCGACTGCGCGAACGCCGCCCGCTCTGCTGCGCTCGGCTCCTGCGGCAGCGGCCACGCCACGTCGGTTTCATATCTCTCAGCCATCACTGCTGCCCCTGCTGCCGCGCCATCACTGGCTCCCCTGCGGTTGATAGACCGACGCCGCACCGCCGACCATGCCGGGGATCGCCAGCTTCCGCATGATCTCGATGATGTCGGGATTGTTGACGACGTAGTTGTAGGTGCGAGGGTATCGCGCCACCTCGTCGCGTATCTGCCGGTCAGCTTTCTCGACCATGTCGCGGTAGTGCTGGACCTCCCAAGCCGGAGCGCCCTTCGTCTCGGCTTCATGCAAGTTGACGCGCTGCCGCGCCAGATGCTCGTAGGCCGACTGTGCTGCGACCGGCGTTCGTGACGCCGCGTCGGCGTAGCGGATGCCGGGGATGCCAGCGTCTCGCATTGCGTCCATCGTCTTGTCGGGGCCACCGCTGCGGAATGCGAACTCTCCGGTCGCGTATTCCGGGTTCTTCACCATGTCGTAGAGCTGATCCTGCCGCGCCTTGCTGGTCGCCGACAGCACCCGGCTGTAGGCCTCCTCCTTCGCGGCATCGAGCAGCTGCGGCACCTTCTTGGTGATGTGCGGCTGCGATCCCAGCATCTCGTCCCACTGCAAGAAATCATCCGGCTTCGCCTTGATGCCCAGCTCGTAGACGCGGGGGCCGACTTGCTTGTCGGAGGCGAGCAGATCGCGAACCTCCTGAAGCCGTGGCAACTGCGGTGCATTGTGCGAGCGGCCTATCGCCTCGTTGACCATCGCGAGAGCGGCCTTCCGGTCGCCGCCGAGATGCTCAAGGTACTGCACCGCATGCGACATCACCGGATCGACGCCGGGACCGCTGCCGGTGAAATGCCCGGCGAACTCCTTCCAATACTCGCCGCCGACGCCGCTGACCTTCGGACTTTCCGCCGCGTAGATGCCCGGCCCGTAGCTCGCCGCGCCTTGGCCGGTGCCGATCTTGCTGAGATCGAACTTGTCGAAATCGTGCGGTGACGCATGCCACGCCTTGATCTTCGGCAGCAGCGCCCCGACGGTTTCAAGCAGCGGCTTGACGCCAGCCATCTACAGCCCCGGTGGTTGGCCTTGTGGCGCGGCGGGGAATTGTCCTCCGGCGAGCTGCTCCGCCGGGTTGGGTTGTGGCGGCGGCTGCAACGGCGCACCGACGCCGGGCGACGGGCCTCTCATCCCGCCGTCCGGCACCGGCACCCCTTGGTTGTTGCTCTCATCGGTGTCCAGCAAGTCTGCCAGCCCAAGCAAGTGCGGCTCGTAGGGCAGCGTGGCTGGCGAGATCGCACCCTGCGAGACGTTCAGCATCGCATCGGTCATGTTCTTGATAGCCTTGCTCTTCGTCTCCATCACCTTGGCGTCCTCGCTCTCCAGCGCAATCGCCTTGGCCTTCTCCTTCATCGGATCGGAAGCCTGCGCCTCCTCCATCTGCTTCAGCCACTTTTTCTTGATGCGCGAATTGATCGGAGCCAGCTCGATCAGCAATCCCGGCGGCACCTCTGCGCCGCGCGAGGCCAGAACGCCCAGCGTGTCGAACGCATCCTGCATCTGGTTCACGGTGTCGCTGCCCTCGTCGATGATCACGTCAACGTCGATGGCGGCCATGCTGTTGACGGTCTGCGGTGTGCCGTAGGTCGGATCGGAGCGGATGCCGTTGATCTGCAGCATCTGCATCTCGTCGTCGGGATCGGTCACCCTGATCCACCGTTCCATCGTCCAGTGCTTCTTCGCCGCGCAGAATACCGCGCGATAGACCCGCAGCTTCCAATCCTTGTACTCGATGATGTACGTCCCCAGCTCGGCGATCCCGGCCTGCTGCAGCAGCGCGATGGCGCGTCCACTCTTCGCGCCCTCCGCCATCCCCATCAGCGCCGGGTTGGGTCCGAAATTCTCCATCTCGGCCTTGGCGTCCTCGAGAAAGCGCAGCTGGCCCTGCATGTCGGCCAGCGACTTGGCGTCGTCGAACTCCGGCTTCTCGGCATCCCACTCGATCACGCCGTCGGTCTTTTGCGCCTCCGCCCTCGTCTTGTTGACGTCAACGCTGCCGCGCCGGACGATCATGCGCCGCGTGTTGAGCAGATGCAGTGCCTTGCTGTAGCGGTGATTGGTTTCGTCTTGCGTGTCCTTCATGTCGCGGAAGAACCCGTAGCGGTCGCCGTCCTGATCGACGTTGGCGGAGAACATGATGAACTTGCTGATCGGCTTGCCGTCGGGATCGACGAACGGCGACAGCCCCTCCATCAGCACCAGCGACTTGGTGTGCAGCGCCCAGCACCACTGGCCGTTTCTAAAGTACCAGTGATCGACGAGGCGAACCCGCTTGCGCTTGCTGTCGTACCAGCGGACGGTGCGCTTCTCGTCGTCGCGCGTCCCCTCGCTGTCGTTGGTGGTGGCGATCTCGTCCCACTTGTCGGGCGGGCAGAACGTCTTGGCGATCTCCATGTCCACCCACTTGGCTGTTCCCATGAACAGGCAGTCGGTGAAATCCGCCTCGAATGAAACCGGGTCGTAGAAGAATGCGTCGGTCGGCACCCGCGCCTGCGTGACGTCGTAGTCGCCCTGCTTGCTGTTCTCCAGCCCCAGCTCCAAGCCGCCCAGCCCCTCCTTCGCAACGTCGCTGGCGATCTTGCTCGACAGGCTTTCCCAGCGGTTGTTGTCGAGGACGTAGCGGATCGCAGCCGTCGCGATGTCAGCCGAGCCGTCGTCCTTCGGATTGCGCGGATAGCATTTCGGGTCTTGCCGCATCCGCTCGACGAGGCCGACCACGCCGTTGATCTTGCGCTTGATGCGGTTGCGTGTGATCGGCGGCTGGTTACGCCCCTTCAGCTTCTTCAGCTCGTCGGCGGTCCACTGCGAGC